GATGGTGCCCGCCCCTCCGACTTATGAAGAGCAGATACGCACACGGCGTGACGACCTACTTCGTAATTGTGACTGGAAAGTACTCCCGGACAGCCCCCATAACACTTCTGAACTCCGTGCCTACCGTCAGGCACTCCGAGACATCACCGATCAACCCGGCTTCCCTTGGAATGGGCCTGATGATCCTGCCTGTCCCTGGCCTACATTGGAGGAGAATGATGCGTAATGCTCTTGAAGGTATGTGTTCGTACCTCACAAGTGCCACAGCCTTCTTTGTATCAATCAACTGGGGAGGTGTGGGCAGTGCGGTGCTTATGGTGGGCTCTATCATCCTCCTGCTGATGAGGCTGTATGTAGAGTACAGCAACTTCAAGGAGCGGTGGAGAAACAACAGAGCCTGAACTAAAGGGCACACTCAAACTCTGGGTGTGCCCTTCTAATGGCTTAAGGAGAACTATTATGAGTAAGGTGACCGAAGATGCACTTGATTCCCTCTTCTCTATCGTCGTTGAAGGCATTGCAGAGAAGATCAAAACAGGCGAAGCTAAGGCAAGTGATTATGCCAATGCTATCAAACTGCTTAAGGACAACGGCATCACTGTCGATGTCGATAGTTCTGGTGCATTGGACCCTCTTACTGGGCAGCTCCCATTCAGTCTGGACAACATTCCGGATGAGGAGACGCAGCAGTAAGTTAACCAAAGTTAACCTAGTTTTAACTTCAAAACACCTATTTACGTAACCCCTTGATATTCCCTCCCATCGACGGAGGCCCCCATAAGGGGTGAGAGAAAAGAAAGACATAATAAGGTACCTTTAGGTATACCTAAGGTTAACCTAAGGTATCCATGTACATGGGATGACCTTAGGCTATCTTAAGCCTCACCCTAGCCATGCTGCTAATGGCTACAACCAATAAGGATAAACATGAGTCAGCATCCATTGATAGCTGACTTCAGGAACTTCTTGTACCTCATATGGAAGCACCTCCATCTGCCTGACCCCACACCTATACAATATGATATAGCTACCTACCTCCAGCACGGGCCTTCTCGACAAATCATCGAGGGGTTCCGTGGTGTGGGTAAGAGCTGGATCACCAGTGCCTTTGTGCTCTGGAGTTTGTATAGGGATCCTCAAATCAAGTTTCTGGTGGTGAGTGCATCAAAGTCCAGATCTGATGACTTCAGTGCATTCACTCAGCGACTGATCCGGGAGGTGCCGCTCCTCACTCATCTCAAGCCTACACATGACCAGCGGGACAGCAAACTTGCTTTCGACGTAGGTCCTTCTCGAGCTGCTCACGCTCCCAGTGTCAAGTCTGTCGGTATTATGGGACAGCTCACTGGTAGTCGTGCAACCCACATCATCGCTGATGACGTAGAGGTTGCCCAGAACAGTTTGACGCAGGACATGCGTGACAAGCTGGTCAAGGCATGTACTGAGTTTGAGGCTATCATCGTTCCTGAGGTTGGCCGTATAACGTATTTGGGCACTCCTCAGACCGAGGAGTCTGTCTACAACACAATGAGAGAGCGGGGCTATGATGCTCGTATCTGGCCTGCTCGTTACCCTTCCAAACCTGAGATGTACAGTGGTGCTCTTGCTCCTATCATCTATGACCGTATCGAAAAGGAGCAGGACAAGTGCTTTGGTCTTCCCACTGATCCCCAACGGTTCACTCACAACGATCTGATTGAACGTGAGGCAGCGTACGGTAGATCTGGCTTTGCCCTTCAGTTCATGCTGGACACAAGCCTGAGTGATGCCGACAAGTATCCGCTCAAGACAAGTGATCTGATTGTCATGGACCTTGCTACTGACCAAGCACCATCCACCATCCAGTACGGATCAGCAGACCTCAACAAGATCAAGGACATCCCCGCAGTGGGCTTTCAGGGTGACCGCTGGTACAGCCCCATGTACATCGACAAGGAATGGGTAGAGTACAGCGGTGCTGTCATGGCCATTGACCCCAGTGGTCGTGGTGCCGATGAGACTGCCTATGCGATTGTCAAGCAGCTGCACGGTAAGCTGTTCCTGTTGGAGTGTGGAGGGTTGGCCGGAGGGTACACACCTGACGTACTCAAGACCCTGGCAATGATTGCCAAGAAGTATCAGGTCAATGAGATAGTGATTGAGAGCAACTTCGGTGATGGCATGTTCACTCAGCTACTGAAGCCTGTGCTGACTGCTACATATCCCTGCACCACTAACGAAGTACGCCACCACACCCAGAAAGAGATGCGTATCATTGATACCCTTGAGCCTGTGCTGAATAGCCACCGTCTGGTGGTGGACAAGCAGCTCGTCAAGGATGACATCGAAGACCTCAAGAAGGAAGTGTGGACAAGCCTCTTCTATCAGATGACCCGTATCACCAGAGCCAGAGGTGCCCTCAAGCACGATGACCGTCTTGACTGTGTGAGCATGGCCGTGAGCTACTGGTTGAATGCCATGAGCCAGGATGAGGCTCTCGCTGCTGATGCTTATCGTGAAGCAGCCCTTAATGAAGAACTACGAAAGTTTGAAGAACATGTGCTGTTCCAAAGACAAAGGACAAATACCTGGAGCAGCGTCAGGTAAGTGTCGGGTAAGTGTCGGGTAAGCATTAGGTGTACCCTAGCTCCTGTGGCTTCATTTTAGAGGCGCAGGTAGCTAGGGTACCTAGTGGTCGGCTTTTGGTGGCAGAGGGCTGAATAAGGCTCATATGGATCCACAAGTGGATGTAGTAGGTGGGCATGAGGTGGGCATGAGGTGGGCATATGGTCAACCTGAGGGCACCGTTTGTTTTGGTAGAAAAATCTGAAGTCCTTATATTAAAAGTAACAGGCCAGCTTTCCCCCGTGCCCCTATCGCTAGTGGTTCTCATTATCGATTGCTATCAGTATCAGTTCCTATTAAAGGTGCTCAATTCCATTCTATCACCACCACCACCACCAACAGTCACCTGGGAACCCGCATGGTTACGCAGTCGCTATCGGCTTTGATAGCCGTTGGATGGTCATGAGGTGGGCAAGAGGTGGGCAAGAGGTGAACAGGTGTCAATAAACTGACATGCAGAGGGTTGAACTGCTGTCAATATTTTGACACGTCAGGGTGATATTCCATGGAAGTCCTTTTTTTCACCCAAGTCCAATCTCCGGACACCCATTCCCAATCGTTCGGTATCCTCAGGACACCTCAGGACACCTCAGGACACCTCAGTCCTCCTCAGAACATCCCAAGTCCAGCACCCATTACAATATAGGCTGACGGTGATCACCTTCACTTGTGTAAGCTTCACTAAGGCCTGATCAATAACTTTTTTTCGCCCTTCAACCCGCATGGTTGCGCCATTTCATGAATAACTCATAAAGAATTTGAAAAAACTTGTTGACATCCCAATCGGCATCCTCTAGACCTGGACTTGTTGGACGCAAAGAGCACAAATCATTTTTAACACATGGAGTAATCACATGAAAAGCTTGAGCAGAATCACCTCACCCACAGTTGTTACCAGCCTTACAGCAATGAATCGTGAGACAAGTATCATGAATGAGTCAATTCTGGTACTTGAGAACGTCAAAACACCTTCTGGATATGTGGACTATGCAAAAGGCACAAAGAATCGACCTGTATATCTCAAGAAGCTTGGCGTCTTTGCCAGCCAGCCTTTATCTGAAGGCAACGGCAAGCTGGATAGCAAGTATGTTTTGATTTTTGATATGCTGGCTATTGATACATGCACAAACTGCAGCAGCTGCAAGACAGCCTGCTACGCGATGAAGTCACAAAGGCAATATCCAGGCGTCTACAATCGGCGGGCAATCTGGTCATGGATGGCAAGGCATGACCTGGAAGGCCTCGAGAGTATCTTGGACGAGCAGTTGACAAAAACAAAACTCAGAATTGTACGGCTCCACAGCAGCGGCGACTTCATCAACCAAGATTACTTGGATATGTGGGCAAGGTTGATCAGGAAGCATGCTCATATCAGTTTCTATACATACACAAAGACGTCCCTTGACTTCACCGAGATTAGCAGCTTGCCAAACTTCAATCTTGTTAAATCCATCCTTCCCAATGGCAATTTGAATTTTGGTTCTCTTAGCTACATCCACAAAATGGCCAAGAAATACCATGCTACCATCTGTCCCTACGGCATCAAGGGTAACACAAAAATCAAATGTGGCAAGGACTGCACGGCATGCCTGCGTAAAGAACATGTGCTTTTTCTCATGCACTAATATATCCAGAAGCGGAAACAATCGGCGGGCCTTCGGGTCTGCCACCCCCACCATAAACAGAGGAGCTATCAAAATGATGTACTTAATTGAAGTTGAAGAACGTATCGGCCCTAACGTCTACGCATGTATCAAGGCAAACGGTCTCTCCCACGCACTTAAGAAGGCTGACCGTGTGTTCCCGCTTACCTGGAGGATGTCCGCTTACACGCTCAGGAATGCTCCAGCATATCTCAAGACGGAGACCCTGGAAGCACTCCAGGCGCAGCCCTTAATCATCGGCAAGCATGCTGTGAGGGGGCTGGCGGCTGAGATGTACAAGTCGAACGGATTCACCCGTCTACTGGATGTCAGCATGTACAGGGCTCGCCGTGATTAAACTATCCCGCACCAACGGCATGTGGCGTGTCCAGATAGCCGGGCACGTCACACGGCATAGGACCCTGGCAGCAGCACTACACACGATCAAAACCATGGATAATTTGCAAGGAATGGATATGCGACTACATAAAGGTTTAGAAAAAAGAATTTT